GCGCTCACGAAGGTGCTCGTGGAAGATGGTGACCACATCCGTATCGGCCAGACCTATGCCAAGCACTTGGCGCAGTCGCTGATCGAAACGAAGGAAACCCTCTGCGCCAACGTTCTGAACCGTGCTTTCACGGCTGGGTACAACGGTGGCGACGGCGTGACGCTCGTCAACACGGCTCACCCGATTGCCGCTGGCACGTTCAGCAACCAGCTATCGACCCCGGCGAACCTGTCGCAGACTTCGCTTGAGCAGATGCTGATTCAGATCCGCAACGCTGTTGACAACAACGGCAAGCGCATCCGTCTGAATCCGGAGAAGCTCGTTGTGTCGCCGTCGAACGTGTTCCAAGCGGAAGTGCTCTTGAAGAGCGTGCTCCGTACTGGCACGGCTGACAACGACATCAACCCGGTGAAGTCGATGGGCCTCCTCGCTGGTGGCCAAGCCAACCTCTCGCGTTTGACCTCGACCACTGCTTGGTGGGTGAAGACTGACGCGCCGGAAGGTCTCAAGCTCATGATGCGTCGTGGCCTTGAGAAGAGCATGGAAGGCGACTTTGAGACTGACTCGACGCGTTTCAAATCGACCGAGCGTTACGCGGTAGGCTGGACCGACCCGCGCACCGTTTATGGTACGGCCGGAGTATGACCCTCTTGCGCGGATGAGTCCAAGTGACTAGAGAGAGGGGGCTTCGGCCCCCTTTCTTTTTGCTTGACTGTGTTGCGAGAAGTCTTAAACTACAAAATAGGACTAGGTGTATTTAGCCCATCTGACCGGCCTAGCGGACGATGCACAGACAGGTGGGCGACTTGTGCATGAGGTAATTTGCAATGGCTAATACTACTTTCACGGGTCCGGTCAACTCGCTCAACGGGTTTTCGGGCACCGTTCTCACTGTTGCTTCGGCAACGATCACCAACCTGACCTTTAGCAGCATTGCGACTGCTGATCCGTCGGGCACCGTTTCGACTCAGATCGGTCACATCCCGGTTGTGGTGGGCGGTTCGACGTTCTACATCGCGCTCTACAGCAGCTTGACGCCGTAATGACTGGGGGGCTTCGGCCCCTCTTTTCTATGTGATTGTGAGGGAAAGCAACCATGCGTCCTATTAGTTTTACAAGATCACAACCGGCGGCAGATGCAGACAGCGTTGCGAATGAGCAGGTGCTGAATGCGTCTGGCGTGATTACGCTCAATGGCGTGCTGGTATCGGGTGGCGTTGCCACGTTGACAGTGCCTGCGGTGCTGACTGCGTTTAGCGAAGCCTCGGCTGCGGTGAACTTTGTCGTGACTGGAACGGCTCCGAACGGCGCTTCTCAGACTGAGACGTTGGCGGTAACGGCTTCGGGCACGGTGACGGGATCGCTCTCGTTTGCGACGGTAACCAGCATTGTGGCGGATGCCGCTACGGCAGCAACGGTTAGCGTAGGCAACGGTGTTCCGGGCTACACGGCTTGGATTCCGCTTGACATCTATACGCCGAACCAAGTCACGAACATCTCGAACAAGGTCAGCGGCACGGTCAACTACTCGGTCGAGTACACGAACGAAGATCCGTTTGACACTAGCATCCAGCAGTTAGCGGTTGCCCATCCGAATGCGAGCTTAACGGCGGCTTCAGGTGACGAGACTCAGTTCACGACGACGTTGATGCGTGCGGTTCGTTTGAAGATTAACTCTGGAAACGGATCGGTTCGCTTTACCTGCGTTCAACAATCGACGAAGTAAGCCATGGCTAACGTCAAGATTACTGATCTTACAGCGGCCACAGCGCTTGGTGGAACTGAACTGTTCGAGATGGTTCAGTCTGCCGCGTCGGTCAAGGCAACGGCTACTCAGATCAAGACGTTTGTTGGTAACTCGCTCAACATCACGGGGGGCGTTTTAGGGTCTGTCACGATCAGCAATTCAATTGGTCAGTTTGACTCTATTACGATTACAACCGGCAATGTTGGGTCGATTACGGCTTCTAATGGAACGTATAACTCGCCCACTTTAAATTCCGCTACGCTTAGTAACGCGGTTGGTGAGTTTGACTCAATTACGGTGACGGCTGGCGTCATTCCTTACGACACCATTACGGGAAAGGCTTACGGATTTTTTACGTCAACTCGTGATCAATCTTTTAGCGCCAACGTGGATTCGGTGTTGAGCGTTGATACTGCTGCGCCGTTCAATACAAATGTAACCGTCAACTCTAGCACGCAAATCACGATGCTGAGCGCGGGCGTGTATGAGGTGGGAGCGGCTATTCAGTTTACAAACTCCGATAGCACCGACCACGGTGTCACAGTTTGGTTTAGAAAAGATGGCGTAAACATTCCGGCATCTTCCACAAAGATAGTGGTTCCGAAAGCTGCCGACGGTGGCGCTGCCTTGTTTTACATAGATGGCATTGAGAGCTTTGCCATTAGCAGCTACATCGAATGCGTAATGTCTTTGAGTAGTTCTTTGGTGATTGCTGATTACACGGCGGCGTCTGTTGGACCGCCCGCGATTCCGTCTACGCCATCAGTCAACATTTCGGTTAAGAAGGTTGGCTTATGAAGTGCAAGGGCGATTGGTCTGACTGGCAGATGTACTCCAAGGGTGGAGCAGCGAAAAGTCCGGCTTGGCAGCGCAAAGAGGGCAAGAACCCGGAAGGTGGCTTGAACGCTGCGGGTCGCCGGTCTGCTAAGGCTCAAGGAATGAACTTGAAGCCGCCGGTATCTGCCAGTCAGGCTAAGAAGTCGCCTAAGGCTGCGGCACGACGCCGGTCGTTTTGCGCAAGAATGTCTGGCATGCCGGGTCCGATGAAAGACGAGAAAGGTCGTCCGACTCGGAAAGCGTTATCTTTGAGAAAGTGGGACTGCTGACATGGCTGTCAAGAAAATCGTCAAGAAGCGTCCTGCTAAGAAAGCAAAGCCTGTTGTGGTTGAGACACCAAAACCGTCTTGGCGCGACAAGCTGAATGTAAAGGTCATCGTCCTTCAAGCGGAATTGAATACGCTGAAGTGGCGAATCGTTATGGCGTGGCAATCGCTTAAAGCGAAACTGCGAGGATATTGAGATGAAGTTTAAGTACGTCAAGGAATTTGAATTCCCGGCTGATCGCGGTTTCCGTGGCAGCAACAAGATGCCGTCAAAAGTCGGCAAGGCGTCGGGCGCTCCGCGTATGGAGTCAAAGCCAAAGGTCGGCAAGGGCCAAGGTTTTGCTGATGGTGGCTCAGCCGAAAGTTCTCTTGCCAGATTTAAAGCAAAAGCTGCGGCTTTAAGATCCAAGCCTAAAGTTTCTAAGGCTATAAACATGGAGCTTCCGGGGAAAGGAACCGCTGTTGATGCAGCCCTTGCCCGAGGACGAGAGGCCAGCTACAGGGGTCAGGCTGCACTTAATAAGTTGGCGGACCTTCGTCAGAGGATGGGCGTAAAGCCGCGTCCAACTCCCGTAAAAGGAAAGACAAAGGCGCAGATGGCCGCTGAAGTTTCTAAAGCGCCGCAAATTGCTGACGAATCCGGTCAGTACGATCCGAACCGTGGTAGCTCTGGAATAATTATGGCTCCTGCCCCGGTTTCGATGTCGGCTCCGTCTAGCCCCGCAGTTGTTTCGCGAGGGCGTTATGGAATGCGTCCTACGATGGAATACGCCAAGGGCGGCAAGGCCAAGGTCGGCAAGGTCATGCGTGAGTACAAGGAAGGCAAGTTGCATTCGGGTTCCAAGAAGGGGCCTGTGGTGAAGAACGAGAAGCAGGCGGTTGCGATTGCGCTGTCTGAGGCTCGTAAGGCCGGTGCCAAGATCCCGAAGAAGGCCGAAGGCGGCATCTTCAACGATGAGGGCATGGCATACGAGTCAAAAGGCCCGAAGACTCGTGGCACCGCTCGCAAGGGTCGTATGGAAGGTCGCAGAGAGCGACGGGCGCGTGAAGCTATGGAACGCGCTGAGAAGTACGCTCCGGGTTTGAGCCTTGATATGCCGGACAAGAAGAAGCACGGTGGTATGCCGGTGCATCGCCGTAAGCCAATGTATGGCGGCGGTAAATGCTAAGATAGCTTCCGTGTAGTCAGAGGGGTCTGCTCAGTGCAGTGGACCATGGCGCAAGAGGGACCCTGATGGCGACTTCCGGTACAGTTTCGACAACTCAATTCACGACTAGGCAGGTCATCGACCATGCCTTTAGGCGTTGTCGTCTGGGTGCGCAGCAGATCACCTCCGAGATGATCGACGTTGCGAACGACCAGCTTTATCTGTTGTTGAGCAATTTGGCTAACCGGGGCGTGCAGCTTTGGTGTATTGAGCGGTTGGTGATGCCTCTGTACGAGGGGAATGGCGCGGTAACGTTGCCTTTGGGTACAGTGGATGTGCTCAACACCAACCTTCGCACGTTGCAGGAGGCTACTGGGACAACGGCCACTACGGCTACTACGTTTCAGAACTACAGCGTTGATGGGCTGACGGTTACTACTGTTGGCATTAAGTGGTCTGCTGCGGCCCAGCCGTTTGTAATTGAAACCTCTAACGACGGCATTGCATGGACAGCGGTTGATACAATTCAGGCCACCGATGCGCCTACTCAGGTTGCAGGTGAATGGCTTTGGATTGATACCGAAGTTCCGGTAACAGCAGACTATTTCCGCGTTCGCGTGACGAGCGGTACCCTATCGGCCTCGGAAGTTTACTTTGGGAACACTCCTAACGAAATTCCCATTGCAAGACTCAATCGTGATGACTGGACGGCGTTGCCCAATAAGTCCTTCCTTGGCCGTCCTTTGCAGTTCTGGTTTGATCGTCAGCGTGATCAGCCAGTCATGCGTTTGTGGCCGGTGCCTAATGCGGCTGCGGAAACCCAGCAAATCGTGTTGTGGCGGCATCGCTACATTCAAGACGTTGGAACCATGACGCAAGAGCTAGATGTTCCGCAGCGTTGGTTTGATGCCATCGTTGCCCTTCTTGCTTCTAAGTTGGCTGAAGAGACACCGGAAGTTGACGCTGGTTTGATGCCAATTTTGGAAGCTAAGGCTGATAAGGCTTTGGCGATGGCTGAGAGCGAAGAGCGCGATAACTCTCCGATTTACTGGACACCAAATCTGAATCCGTACACACGATGAGTTTATTCTTAGACACTCGTGGACAGCCGTATGCGGCAATTGCAATTTGCGACCGTTGCGCTCGCAAGTTCCCGCTTGCGGAATTGATGCCCGATAGAAACTATCCGGGGCTTCGCGTGTGCAAAGATGATTTGGATGAGCTTGATCCGTATCGTCTACCAGCTCGACAGACTGAGCGCATTACGTTGCCGTTTGTTCGCCCGGATGTTCCGTTGACTTCGCAGCCGTATGGTGTGATCTCAGAAGACGGTAATACGTTCTTGGTCAATGAATCGTTTGATGATTACCTTGAGCCGGAGCAACCGCTGTAATGGCTAACGTACCCAGCAATTTGATTCCTTCGAGAATCTCGCAGTTGCCGCAAGCTCCGGTTGCGGACCCGGCTGGCTATTTTCCTATTACGATTTCTGGCACGACGTACAAAGTTCAGTTCAGTCAGATCTTGGGCAACGTCGAGGTTCCGGCTTCGCGTCAGATCATTGCTGGCACCGGTTTGACGGGCGGTGGTTCGCTGTCGGCGGACATCACGATTGCCGTAGCCAACGGTGGTATTGGTAACGATCAACTGGATACGACGGGTGTTGCTGCTGGGACGTATGGTTCTAGCACGGCGATTCCTGTCGTCACGGTTAACAACAAGGGTCGCGTTACTGGCGTCAGCACGACGGGGATTTCCATCTCCGGGTATGTGCCGGACAGCCGTCAGATCGTTGCGGGTACGGGGTTAATCGGCGGCGGGAATCTGTCGGCGGATCGCACGCTGGCGATTGATTATTCTAGCGTCATTCCCTCGGCACTTGGCTCTGCAACGATTGGCTCTGCTAGTACACCGGCACGAGCGGATCACGTTCACCCGGCGCTGGATCTAGGAGACTCAACCGAGACGACTGGCGTTTTGCCGATGGGTCGTGGCGGTACTGGCGCTGGGATGGTTCCGGTTGCGGGCGCTATTGCCTACTCAACGGGGTCCAGTTTTGCCCTTGGCTCTCCGGGTACAGCCGGTCAAGTTTTGGTTTCTGGTGGAACCGGAGCTTATACGTGGGGCAGCGTGCAGTTAATTGCGCCTGTTGCTGCGAACACCGTATTTTCGGGACCGACGAGCGGTGGCAATGCTGATCCGACGTTCCGTGCGTTGATTAATGCTGACATTCCTTCGACGCTCAACGGCAAAACGATTGAAAGCGCGACGATTACCAATGCGTTGTCGCTGACGGCGGTTAGTGGAAACATCACGACGCTGAGCAGCACTTCTGGCTCAATCGGCACGTTAACGGGCACGAGTTGGACGGTCACCAATTTCACGGCGACCAGCGCCACAATCAGCAACTTCACCTTTACGTCATCGACCGTCACGGATTTGACGGCTACGCGTCTGACGGCAACGAGCGCGTCTATTTCTCAGTTGGGGCTTGGGTCTGCCAGCGTCACAACGTTGACGGGTGTTAGCGCCAATATCACGACGCTTACCGGTAGCTCGGCTGGCATTACGACCATCAGCACGGGTTCGTTGACCGCGACTAATCTGACTTCGACCAGCGGCACAGTAACCACGCTGGCTTCGACCTCGGCTGCGATTACGAACTTGTCGGTGACGAGCCTGACGGTTTCGAGTTTATCGTTGGCTAATGCCACGTTCACGAGCGCCAGCATCACGACTCTGACTTCTGGGTCGGCTGGTATTACAACCCTGAGCGCAGGGTCTGCCGACATTACAAATCTGTCGGTATCAAGTCTGACGGTTTCGAGTTTGTCGCTAACCAACGCGACCTTCACCTCGGCCACGATTACGACGCTGACTTCTACATCGGCGGGGATCAGTACGCTGTCGGGTACGGCCTTGGGCTACGCCAGCGGCAACATTACGGTACTCACCAGCGGGTCGGCCACGCTGACTAACCTGTCGGCAACAAGCGGAACGGTTTCAACGCTGACCTCGGCTTCGGCGGGTATTACGAATCTGTCAGTTTCGAGCCTCACTGTCAGCAGTCTGTCGCTGGCCAATGCGACCTTTACCTCGGCAACCATCACGACGCTGACTTCTACTTCGGCTGAAATTACCACCTTGAGCAGCGGGTCGCTGACGGCAACGAATCTGACCTCAACCAGCGGCACTATTTCGACTCTGGCCGGAACAAGCGCCAGCATCACCAACTTGTCTTTGGGCAGCTTGGTCATTGGGTCAACGACGCTGGTTGCCAATCTCAACGCCGATTTGCTGGATGGGCAGACGGGAAGTTATTATTTGGACTTGGCTAACGCCACAGGAACCCTGAGCGGGGGAGCATACTAATGCCTACGATTCTTCTGAAGAAAAGCGACACTCCGGGTTCAGTTCCGGGCACAGCCAACTTAACTAACTTGGCGGGTGGCGCTGAAGTTGCTGTCAACACGGCAGATAAGCGGATGTTCTCCATGACTTCCGCCAGCGCTGTTATTGAACTGGGCACGAACCCGTCGAGCCTGACTTGCGCGGATGCCTCGTTCACGGTTGCCCGAGTTGGCAGCTTGACCATCAGCAGCTTGTCGCTGACGAACGCGACTTTTGCGTCGGCTACGATCACGAATCTCACTAGCACTAGCGCCACAATTAGCAGCGCATTGACGTTGAACGGCGGCACCGCCAACGGCGTGTTGTATCTGAACGGCAGCAAGGTGGCGACGAGTGGGAGTGCGCTGACGTTTAATGGAACTTCGTTTGGTGTTGGCTCATCGTCTTATGGCGATGCAGGGACTATTGGTCTGTCTGTTGGTGTTGCTGGTTCTACTGCTGGCGGCTTGCAGTTGTGGGCAAGTTCTTCGCAAGAACATTACATCCAATGGGGTGACTCAACGACTGGTTCTGCTACCTATGCCGGTGCAATCTCTTATTCTCATACAAGCGATTTCATGCGATTCTGGGTAAACAGTACAGAGCGTCTC